GAAATTGAATAAAAAATAAAGACCCCGTAAAAAGGGTCTTTTTTTATGGTATTATTAGTATTGTATTAGAAAACAATTAGAGGAGGCTATAATAATATGGCGATTCAAGATAAAGTGACACTTGCCAAGGCTTTAGAAAGCGGTGAGGTTTCACAAGTAGAATTAGCAATGACACAATTTGCACAAGAAACACAAGAAGCTATTTTAGACAAAACAAAAGATTTAATTGGTAATCAAGAAGCACTTGCTCAAGCTTCTGGTATTAAGTTGACAGGTGAAGAACGTCAATACTTCATGGAATTAATCGGTGAAGACGGAAAACACGTTTCAGAAAATGCGGTTAAAACTGTACCTACAACTATTGTTAACCGAGTTTTTGATGGTTTAGCAAAAGAACATAAGTTACTAGGAATGGTAGACCAAGCAATGGTTGGCTTGTCCACAGAATGGATTTTCTCAATCGGAGTTAACCCAGCACAATGGGGTACAATTTGTTCTGACTTGAAAGAAATCTTAGATAAAGGTTTCCGTAAAGTGTCATTAGGACTATTCAAACTTACGGCTTTCATGCCTGTATGTAAAGGTTTGTTAGATTTAAACAGCCCTGAATGGTTAGCACAGTACGTTATTACAGTTATCCAAGAATCATTGGCTATTGCTATTGAAATGGCAATCATTGACGGTACTGGTAAAGAACAACCTATTGGAATGCGCCGTTCAATTAAGAACAAAACTTCTGATGAAGCTACTGTATTAGAAGCTACTGAAATTGAAAAATTAGACGCTCAAACGTCTGGAAATATCATGGCTTCACTGGTAGAGTATGAAGTTGAAACTGGCGTTAAGAAAACACGTAATGTTAACCCATCTGATGTGGTTATCTTAGTAAACCCAGTAACATATTGGACTAAGGTATTTCCAATGATGACACTACAAAATTTGAATGGTGTATATGTTCAATCATTGCCTTTGCAATTTGAAATTGTTCAAAGTGAAGTAGTTCCACAAGATGAGTTGATCGTTGGTGTTGCTAAAGATTATTTCTTTGGTATTGGTAAAGGTACAGTGTTGTCACAATCTGACGAAGTACGTTTCATTCAAGACGAACGTGTTTACGCTGGTAAGTTCTACGGAAATGGAACGCCTAAGTTTGAGGGAGCATTTAAACGTTTCACATTCAAAGCACCAGCGGTAAAGTAGCACCCCCTAGTGATGTTGCGGTAACAGATGTAACAGCGACAGGGGCAACAATTACAGCAAAATAAATGGTAAAATAGTGGGTGACAGCTAACACGCTCACTCACTATTTTTATATAGGAGGTTAACATATGGCACGTACATTTAATATCTATAAAGGTGCAGAAAAACTAGCGTCAGGCGCTTCACCCGTAGCACTAACAGCACTGGTAGCAAGCACAAAATATGATTTAGAAATTTCAGCGGTGGAAAATGGTGTGGAAAGTACAAAAGTAACCGTACCATCATTCACAACATTAGTAAGTGAAGGATAAACAACTAAGACCCTTATCATGAGGGTCTTTTTTATGCTATAATTTCACTAGGAGGTGTTTACATGAATTATTTAACAGAAGAAAGCCTAGCACAAGCATTATCAAGCGTAAAAGATAGTATGGGAATTATGTACAATGATGATGATAAAATGATAGAAAACAAGCTAAAAACGTCAGCAACATGGTTATGTGAAACGATTTTATATGAACCTAATTATATTATTCAACCAAACACACCAGAATTAACACTGGTCTATGAGCGTGTTCGTTATGAAATGAGTAACTCATTGGATATTTTCCAGAAAAATTATGGGAACGATATTCAGAATATAATTTCACGACATGCGTATTTAGATTTTATTAATAAGGAAGGTGTTTAATATGCCGTTAGACGTAGACCAATATAATGTACGTAGATATCATAGAAATGGATATTTGAGTATCACAGAAGATAGAGCAAAGCGTGACCCACAAACGGGTGCTTTAATTGGTAAAGTGAGCGAAGAGAAGTTTCGTTTTAGATATAGTCAAGCTAGTCTAACAAGTGATGATACTAAGATTTTAAGTAGTGTGATTGAACGTATCAGTAAAAAAGTTGAAATACCTTATGATTATAAATTCGACCACACCGACCACGCACCACAAAGCGTTGTGATTGACAATGTGAAATATAACCTCGAAAAGGTAGATACTACGTATAACTCACGCATGTTTCTATATCTAAGTACAGTGTCAACGAACAGAGAGGTGAATAATGCATGATATTAAACAAGGATAAAATTATTAGTCAAGCTACAAAAATCAATGAACAAAATATGGCATTACTGGCTTTACTTAAAGAACATTTTGGTGAAGATTTTCCTATCTTTATGGACGCTGTTAGCGAAGAGGAACTTCCTAAAAACAATATGAGTTATATTTTTATTGAAACTGGTAACTATGTAGTGTCAGACGAACACAACAAAGCAATGCGAGAAACAGTGACAGTAAACTATTTCAGCGAGGGAAGACCCAACCCAACTTTAGATAGACTAATGATCGTTTTAGCTGGTCAATCTGTACGTCTTAAAATGGTACAATCCACCCAAGAAACTATAGTTTTAGATAACACAAGCCGTTTAATTGGATTATTCACGTGTGACTTTAGTAGAGCGGTTCTTAAGGGGTGTATGTGATGGCTAAAATATTTAGATTAGATATTGATGGTAACGTCAATGCGGTTTATAAATTAAGGTCAATCCCTCAAAATATTGTAAAAGATGTAAACAGTCAATTAAAAAGTGATGTTGGTGAGAAGGTAAAACGCAACGTTAAAATGGGTATGCCAGTTTCAAAGCGTTCTAAGCAACATATGAAGACATCAAACTCATTAGTCGTAGCAATGCAAAAAGGTGTAGGAAGTTACCGCAACTATGGTATTACAATCAAACCTACAGATACATTCTGGTATATGAAATTTCCTAACAACGGGAGTGGAACAAGTAGAATTAATAAACCAAAACAGTTTGTACAAATTGGATTGCAACGCTCTACAAGTATCGTAAACGCAACTATAAGTAGAGCAATCTCAAAAAACTTGAATTAAAAATAAAGACCCACCTAAAAGGGTCTTTTTTTATGGTATTATTAGTATTGTATTAGAAAACAATTAGAGGGGGTTTTATATATGGCTCAAATGCCTGTACTAACGATTGACCCAACCGCAATCGAAACGCTAGGCTTCTTATTTAAAGGTGATGAAGAAACAATCAAAACAGATTGTACTGGTTCTATTGCCGTAGAAACTGAAACGACAACCAAGTCAAAGACTTGTGGCGGTCAAACGATTAAAGAAATTACAAAAGCAACAAAAATGACAATTACAATTAACGCACATGTACCTATTGAAATTTATAGACGTGTCTATGGATTGAAACATGATGAAGCGTTAAAACCAGGGATTTATTCATACGGTAAAGCGTCACGTGGTGAAAAATTCGGACTATCAGCAGAATTAGTAGATGAATTTGAAAACAATTCTAAACTTATTTCATTCTTAGAAGCCGTTTCACAGAATGCTTTTACGTTTACTATTGATAGTAGTGAGGACGAGGTAGCAATGGTAGAAATCGTAGCTACAGCCTATGAAGATGAACTAGGGTACTGGTATCATGAAGTATTAGAAAGTGAGTTACCTACTGGTCTAACTAAAGACAAATGGTTAACTAACTTGAAAGCAGAAGACCTAAAAGCACCAGCGGTAAAGTAGCACCCCCTAGCGGTGTTACAGTAACAGACGTAACCGCAACAGGGGCTACAATTACAGCAAACTAAAATAAAAGGACGGTAATAACAAATGAACTTAAATGAAAATGCACCAACATCTATTGTAGAAATGAAAAAACAAAATAAACCCACAATCAAATTAGTAAACCCAAACAATCCAGAAGACGTTGAAATCGTGCCTGTGGACGTCAAACTTAATCTTAAGAAATTAATGTTTATTGCACGTGATTTTCCAGAAGCAAACAGCGTAGCCACATTAAACATTAATGAAGGCGGTATGACAATGGACATGATTCAGTTGTATAAACTGGTCTATGTGGCGTATCGCATGGCAAACATGAATGAGTATTACACATTCGATCAATTCCAAGATTTGTATGAATTTGATATGAACGAAGCTAACGAGATTTATTTCAGCATGTTAAACAAACAATACAGAACAGCTTACCTAGAAAAAATTCAAAAAGCAAGTGATAAGGTAGCAAGTACCGTAAAGTCTGATAATTCAAAGCTAGAAAGCTGATAAGACCTGAACCAGACACAGCCCTAGCGGTTGTGTCTTTTCTTTTAGATTATTATAAAATGCCGTATGAAATAGTTATGAGTGACGAGTTAACACTAGAAGAGGTCTTGATTATGACGGGTAATCGTATGGCGTGGGAAGGTTACACCAATCTAAAAGAGCGTTCTTATCAGCAAGAACAAGAAAAGAAAAATAAAAATAAAAAGTAGGTGAGGATATGGCAAAAGCGAGTAACACGCTTACAATAAATATCAATGGTAATGCCAGCGGTTTAGATAGTGCAATGAACCAAGCTGTTTCTCAAATCGAAAAACTAAACGATTCAGCACAGAAAACTAATCAAAATACGGATAGACTACCAGACATTGACAAGAAAATGTCATTTAGCAATATTATGCAAGCTACCGAACAGTTAAGCGTGGTAGGTGATAAGATTCTAGGTTTAGGTAGTAACGCAATCCGTTCAGCTGGTGAAGCCCAAGCAATGAACGCTCAATTTTCACAAGTATTTGGTGATATGAGTGGACAAGCACAAGGTACGATTGACAAAATGGCTAGTACTTTTGGTATGTTACCAAACAGAATTAAACCCCTATACACCTCATTAACGTCAATGTTTAAAGGGTTAGGAATGTCACAAGGTGACGCAATGAAAGAAGCTGAAAAGGCTACTAACATTGCCGCTGACGCAGCCGCCTTTTATGATATGAGTTTAGAAGACGCTTCTGGCGCTATGACGTCATTTGTTAAGGGTAACTATGAAGGTGGGGAAAGTATTGGGTTGTTTGCTAACGATACCCAAATGAGTGCTTACGCCCTTAAAAACGGATTGATACCAGCGACAGAAGGGGCAAAAGAAGCCAGTGAAGAAGCCTTACTAGCAATGGAAAAAGCCCAAGGCAAACTAAGTACAGCAATCAAAAAACACGGTGAAAATTCAATAGAAGCAAGAGAAGCTTCTTTGAAACTAAAAAGCGCACAGGCTAAAATTGATGAAGAATTGGGTCCACAGGCTCAAAAGTGGGCAGATTTAGACGAAGCAACAAAACAAGCCGTACGGTTACAATATGCAGAAGACATGCAAAAACAAGCTGGGGCAATGGGTCAAGCGTCACGTGAAGCAGACGGACTAGAAAACCAAATGGGTAACGCTAAACAAGCGCTAGAAGATTTTTATGCACAAATAGGTAAAGATATTTTACCAATATTCATTAAGGTTTTAAAGACTGGTGCAGACGCCCTAAAAAACTTAGGTGAATGGTGGAGTAAATTAGATAGTCCTATTAAGATATTTATCACGAGCATTGCTGGTATTATAGCACTACTATCAGTTTTAGCACCAGTCATAACGGCAATAGTCACCATTATAGGAACGTTTGGTACAGGTGTGTTACTTCCAATCATAGGAATTATAGCTGGTGTATCTGCCGTTATTGCAATAGTAATCACAGCAATCAAAAACTGGGGTGCTATTACAGATTGGTTCTCTAATCTATGGAAAGGATTCACACAGTGGCTAAGTAAGTCATGGGATAGCATTAAAGAAGGTGCGTCCAATTTATGGGAAGGGGTAAAAGGTAAGTGGAGTGAATTCTTAAACTGGGCAAAAGGTCTATGGAACGGTATGACAGATTGGTTCTCTAATCTATGGAATGGAGTGAAAGAAGGAGCGTCTAATATTTGGGCTAACGTGCAAACAGCATGGAACTTAGCTATAGACGGACTAAAAGGGATTTGGAACGGTATTACAGAATGGTTTTCAGGTCTTTGGAATGGTCTAACAGAAGGTGCGTCCAATATTTGGGATAGCGTAAAAGACACATGGCAGACTTTCATTGACTGGGTAACAAACATTTGGGAAGGCGTAAAAGCGGTATGGTCTATCATTTGGGCTGATATCGTTGGTATTGTAAAAATTCCATGGACGATCATTACAGCTTTAATTCAAACAGCGTTCAATGTAATCAAGGCGGTATTTGATGTAGGTGGACAATTACTCATGGTAGCATGGAATGCAATATGGACGCCAATTAAAGATACAGCTACAACAATTTGGAATGCTATTACTACATTCTTTAACAATGTATGGAACGGTATGGTAATTACAGCACACAATATATTTGACCCTATCGTAGCATGGTTTAGTCAAATATGGACTAGTATTTCTACTACTATCCAAAATGTATGGACTAGCGTTGTAACATGGTTAAGTGGTATTTGGAATAGTGTTGTAAGTATTGCGTCTAGTGTTTGGAACAGCGTTACAGGTGCTATTGGTAATGCGGTTAACGCTACAAACACTACGGTTGTTAACATTTGGAATAGTGTTGTATCATGGTTAAGCGGTATCTGGAACAGTGTTGTAAGTATTGCTTCTAGCGTATGGAATAGCGTTACAGGGGCTATTGGAAATGCCGTTACCGCAACTAAGAACACAGTAGTTAACATTTGGAATAGTGTTGTATCATGGTTAAGCGGTATCTGGAACAGTGTTGTAAGTATTGCGTCTAGTGTCTGGAACAGTGTTACTGGTGCTATTGGTAATGCGGTAAATGCAACTAAGAACACGATTAGTAACATTTGGAATAGTGTTGTATCATGGTTAAGCGGTATTTGGAACGGTATTCGTAATACAGCAAGTAACATGTGGAATGGTATTACTAGTGCTATTTCAAATGGGGTACAAAATGGTAAAAATGCAATTTCAAATGGTTGGTCTAATTTGACTGGTATTGTATCTAATATCTTTTCAAATGTAAAGAATACTATTAGTAACGTATGGAATGGTATTAAAAATGTTATCATGGAACCAATCAACTGGGCAAGAGATAAAATCAGTGGTATCTTTGATAACTTGAATATCAGAGTTCCTCATATTCCACTACCACATTTTAAAGTTAGCGGAAGTTTTAACCCGTTGAAAGGTGAAATTCCAAGTATTGGTATCAGTTGGCACGCAAAAGGTGGTATCTTTACTAAGCCAACGTTACTAGGTGGCATGAATGGTGTTGGTGAAGCTGGTGCAGAAGCGGTGCTACCTTTGAAAGATAGTGTATTGTCTAAGATTGGTAACCAAATCTTGAAAGCTTCAACTTACAAACCAGACAACAACCAAACGATGGTAAACAACATTAGTTTGACATTGAATGTTGAGGGTTCTGTAGATGAAACCAACGTGAACGATTTGACGACCAAAGTGATTGATGGCGTAACAGACTTGCAAAACCGTCAAAAATTAGCGTGGAGTTAAGTATAAGCCCCTTGTAATGAGGGGCTTTTTTATGATATAATGATAAGGTAAATAGAAAGGGGGTTTAGATATGTTAACAGATTGCGTAAGTGTCACAATTGATGGCTTCCCAGAGTATCTCCACAAACTGGCTCTAACAGAACGACCAACAATACCATCGCCAAAACGCCAATATGATGAAACACAAGTGAAGGGGCGGTTGGGGTCATTGGTGCAAGAATATGCGTATGACGATGTAACGTTTACATTAGAGTTTAACTATTTAGAGGAAGTCTTAGAATATCAAGCGTTTAAAGAAAAGTTTTACATTATTCGTAACTGGCTATATCAAGGGAAGGAATTACAGTTTTCTGATGAGCCAAATATTAAATATATTATTCAAACATTAGAGATTGACGAAGCAGAGAACGACATTCAAGAATATGGTAAGTTCAGTGTGAAAATCACAGTAAAACCATTTGGGCGCGTGGTAGAGGACACACCTATTACAGTAGATAACCCTACCACATTTCAGTTACTAAACAATGCGTTTGTGGAATCCTACCCACTGGTTATGATTACACCATCAGACACCACAGCACGTTTTATCTTGAATAACCATGTGTTTGCGTTTGAGGACTTGACTGTAGGGGAAACGGTTCAGATTGATAGCGATTTGATGATTTGCTATGTAGAACAATCTGACGGCGATATTTTAGACTATAGTAACCGTATGTTAACAATGGAGTATCCAGTGTTAAATAGTGAAGTCAATACCTTTACATGTGAAAATATCAGTAAAATTGAAATCTATAGAAATGCGTTGAGGTGACAACATGAGAAATATTAGAGAACGATTAGTAACCGTTTATAGTAAAAACGATGATACAAATAACTATAATACCCAAGGTTTAGGTTCACTACCTGACTGGTTAAGTGCCACAATCAACGCCAAATTAAACGGTGGAGAGTTCTTCACTGGCTCATATGATAGTAAAGGTGTAAATGCGGATAAATTGCAAGTAGATAATATTCTCAACTTATTCATTGATGAGAATAGACCAAGACAACGTATGCGTATTTATAAAGCCAAACGAGATATCATAACAAATACAATTGAAGTGGAAGCAGAACCTATTTTTAGTGATATCCGTAGACATGTAGCCAAAAAGTTTGCAATTGATAATACCACAGCAAACAACGCTTTTAGTCAAGTAGCTACACAAGTTACACCAAAGTTACCTACAAAGTATCGTTTTGTAAGTACTGTAGACACCATTGCAAGTATTCAAATTGAAGACTTTAACATGTTAGAATTCTTTGGGGGTAAAGAAGGGTCTATTTTAGATAGGTTCAAAGGCGAGTTTAGACGTGATAATAATACACTCTATCATGAGAAACGCTTAGGACGTGAGCATAAAGTCAAACTAGTCTATACAAAGAATCTAACTGGTTTGAACCTAGAAGTTGATGGTAGCACCATTGTGGTTGGTATATACCCTTATATTTCAAGTGGTAGTGAAGATGAAGCAGAAATCCAATTACCTGAAAAAGTAATCTTCACAGAATATGCTGAAACCTACCCTAATGGTATTGTACAGTTCGTTGATTTTAAAGACAAGGCAACGGACGTGGCAACACTTAGAACTCAAGCAGAACAGTGGTTAAAAACGAATGTAGAAGCCACTAAGCCTAAAATATCTGGTACAGTGGAAATGATTCCTTTGAAACATCAAAAGGGTTATGAGAAGTTTGTTACAATGAATACCGTTGAATTAGGCGATGGAGTAGACGTGTACCACCCTGACTTAGAGGATACAATAAGTGCAAGGGTAGTAGAATATGATTATAACGTTTTAACTGATAGCTATGAGAAACTAGTTGTTGGGAACATTAAAGCCAATTTTTTAGAAAACATGGACAATAGCGTAAGTGATTTGATTAATAATGCGATAGACCAGTTAACTAAAGGTGGACAAATCAGCGATTTAATCAATGACGTAGTAGACCACCAAACGGATTTAATCACTGGTAATTCAGGTGGGCATGTGTTGTTAGACCCTAAAGAACAACCATCACGTATTCTCATTATGGACACAGCAGATAAAGACACCACGAGAAACGTCCTACAGATTAACCAGAAAGGGATTGGTTTCTCTCAAACTGGTATCAATGGACAATACACCACAGCGTGGACGTTAGATGGTGGTTTCAACGCTTCATTTATTACCGCAGGGGAAATCGTAGGTATCACGATTAAAGGTTCTACTTTGATTAGTCAAGGTGCAGACTTTACGGCAGAAATTAAAAACGGAGAAATAGCGTGGAAACGCAACTCCGATGGTAAAGTATATTTTAAACAAAAAGCGGTTAACTTTTACAGTTCAGGTAAACCAATATCCAATATACGATTTCAGTTACTAGATAACGCCCAAGGTTTTTCTGTGGCACAGGGTGGGAGTGATAACCCACCTTATAAAATGAGCTTTACAGAAGGTATTTTTGATACACACAATAAAAGTTCATTTACCTTAGTGGCAGGTACACGTAATGATGATACGTCTTCCCCTGAAAATTATGCAGGTGTTACAGGTTTTTATAGCACAGGAGTAGATATAACTCATAGATACAGTGGAAAAGTGACAATTGCAAGTGTTCGCTCAACTGGCTTTAGTGTAGCAGGGGGAACAAAAAACGCTAGTGTTTCAACTGAAACTTATGGACAAAGGTTATTAAATGCATATGAAACGCCAGAAAACTATTTTGCAGATTATGGGGAAGCCTATGTTGGAGAGAAACGTACTTTACAAGTACCTATAGACCCTATATACGCTGAAACGGTCACATTAGGTTTATATCATGTGTTTTTAACTCCAAATAAATTATGTCAGTTTGCGGTTACAGAAACTACGCCAAACTATTTTACCATAGAAACAGATACCCCAAATGTTACATTTTCATGGAATATAGTAGCACATAGAAAAGGCTTTGAGTGTCAGAGATTAGAAGTTGATAAACATGACTACAAAATTGAACAATATGACCAAACAGAATTTAACTAACAAGCATAAGCCCCTTGGTATGGGGGGCTTTTTTATGGTATAATAGTGTAGTAAAATACAAAGGGGGTAACAGAATGGCTCAAACAACACTTTATGAGTTAAACTTAGATTTTGCTAAGGAAATGAATTATTCAAAAGCCGTACTGGCACGTCAAGGCGATAAGGGTATTACAATTACAGTCAACGGCTATTTACATGGTTTACCTATGATTGCTGATGAAAATGGGTTCTTTACATTAAAAGCCACGACACCAACTGGATTATACGTGGATGCGTCAACTGTATCAGTCACTGGTAATAGTATGGTATTCCAATTAGATGGAAGTTTCCTTGTAGAAAGTGGTTACTATCAACGGTGCTATGTAGAGTATCGTACACCAGATAGTGTTTATACAACACAGGACATTATCTTATACGCTACAAAAAGTAGTGACCCATCAACAGGAGAAGCTAAAGCGTATATTTCACAATTAGAAAAATTAATTGAATTATATAACCAAACATTTGATGATTTTATGAAAGAAATTCAGGGTAATGTTGACGTTTTAAATGGTAAATTGACAGACATTAATAACCAAGCTACTACCTTGAAAACTCAACTAGACGATATTCAATCAATGATCAATACATTAGCGATTCAAAAATATAAACTAACATTAGATACAGGTAGCGCATTTACACTGGCTGACATTAAACCTACGCCTACTAACTATGCACTAATAGGGCTACGACAAAGGGGTTGGGTATATCTAACAGACGTAGAAACACAAACTATGACAGATTATGCAAGCCTACCTACACAAATGAAAACAGACGCTCATAGAATATTCAATATGCCAGCAGATGGAAATGGTGTTATACAGATTATATTTAATGCTTCCTATATGTGTTGGCGGAGAGTTAGCAATAGTGGCGTTTCATCAGCATGGCAACTGATGGCTACAAGTGCAGATATTGCTAACTTAACGAATGTTGTAAATAATTTAAATACAGATTTAACTGGTAAAATTGAACAAGAAAAGAATGTGAACAATAGTCAAGATACTAATATTGCCAAATTAACTACTTATGTAAATAGGCTTAACCAGTACGTATCAGATACCCAAGCATGGTTTACAGCAATGAGCCAAGTCACTGAATTTGCTCTACCATCTAACATTATTGATAGTGGTTCTTTACGTATTCAATCAAGAAACGGAGTTGTAACGTTTGGCGGTTCTGGAAGACTTGCCAAAGATATTGCCTTTGGTGAAATCATAGTGGAAAATATGGGTGACGCATTCAAGAATATAGGTAAAGGAAACGTTATATTCACTGGAGCGGTTACGGGTAATTTACCAGCCCAACTATATGTAGAATATAATACTTCACGTTTACGTAGTAACACCGCAATGACTAAAGGACAATGGTTAACGTTAGGTGGTAGTTATATCACTGATGTTGCCCCTATCCCAACTTTACCAACTTTACAATAAGACTTTCTAAAATAATAGCCCCATTATGCTATAATAGTGTAGTGGGGTTTTATTATATAGGGGGGTCAACAATGGACAAAATTGTTCATTACTCTAATTTATTCAAGGATTTTTTTAATGTTGCGGTAGGTTCATTATTGATTATTTTAGTTAAACGATTAATGAATAGAGTTAAGCATAGAAAAGAGTTGAATAAATTAGTTTTGGAAGAAACAAACACAAGGCTAAGTATGTTAGAAAACGCGTTGATTGCATTACAGCACGACAGACTTTACAGACTAACAGAAGAGTATATAGAGCGTGGCTATGTGAGTTTAGATGAGTTAGACAACTTAGAGTATATTTATACCAGTTACAAGGCGCTAGGTGGTAATGGTTCTGGAGAAAGACGTTACAACCTAGTGCAAAAATTACCTATTATAAATGAGGGGGATAATGATGATTAATTTAAAAGTACGATTGAAAAATAAAGCATTTTGGTTAGCACTTGTGCCAGCGTTAGCACTGGTTGTGCAAGAGATTACTAAACTGTTTGGGGTCAACTTAGGAGTAGATGTATTTAATATCAGCAACCAGTTGTTAAACGTGATTAATGCCGTTTTTGCGGTACTATCCATTATAGGGGTTGTCGTAGATACAAGTACCCAAGGGTTTGGCGATACTGAAAAAACATTAAAAGCACAAACGCCACATATTAATGCTAAACAAATGAAACAGAAATAATATAAAGACCCCTAAGTTTGGGGTCTTTTTTATGGTATTATTAGTATTGTGTTAGAAATAAATTATAAGGTGGTAAAGATATGAAGAGTATTAAAAGTTTAATTGTAGGTATTGGGTTAGGTCTAACCTTACTGATTAGTGGTAATGTTAGTGCGTATACGATCAATGATGAGTTTAATCTAGGAGCAAACGAGGGAAGTTCTCAAGTAGCTGTTCCTAATAAGGTTATCTTACATGAAACGGCAAACCCACGCGCCACTGGTAGAAATGAAGCTGAATATATGAAACGTAGTTGGCTATCCAATCAAGCCTACACAACTGACATTGTGGGAGATGGTGGAATTGTATATCGCGTAGGTCAACAAGGATTTGTTTCATGGGGTGCTGGAAATGCCAATCCATACGCACCAGTTCAAATTGAGTTACAGCACACTAAAGACCCTATCTTGTTTGCTAAGAACTATGAAGCCTATGTCAATTATGCACGTGATTCAGCTAAGAAGTTTGGTATTCCTTTAACGTTAGACCAAGGCAATAGCGTTCTAACAAAAGGTATCGTTTCCCACCGTTGGGTAACTGATAACATTTGGGGCGACCATACTGACCCTTATGGCTACTTAGCGTCTATGGGCGTAAGTAAAGCTAAACTGGCTAGTGATTTAGCTAATGGAGTGGGTACTACGGCAAACGACAAGCCAAACCCAACACCATCTAAGCCAATCAATCACGATTTAGCGGTAGCACAATCACCAGCAAGACAACAAGGTAATGCCATTGGTAAACTAGATTACTACAATGGATTTGGTAAAGACCAAATTCGTGTAGCTGGTTGGTTAGTTCCTAACACTCCTTATGGAAACATTGGGCAATATGCTTACGTGTTGTTTATGGAACATGGAACAAACAAAGAGTTAACTCGTATTCAATCACAAGGCATTTCACGACCTGACGTTAAAAGTGCGTATGGGTATCAAGGTGGTAATGCGTTAGGATTTGACGTAACAGTTAACACTAAACAGTTCAAAGGTAAAAAGGTTGATGTCATTCTTAGACGCGCTAACCAGTCAAATGGTGAAAAAGCCGTGAATGATGTTCGTATCAATGATATCTACTTATCGTTCTAAAATAAAAAGACTAGCCTTAATTGGTTAGTCTTTTTTGTGTATCATTGTTCATTTAACTATCTGAAAATTGCTTAGAATCGCTCTCACAACATACTATTTTTCTAAATGTTTACGTAAACCCATAATATCAAAGCCTTGTAAATATCCATTAAAATTATCAGTATCAATATATGTCACTGGTACAGATGTAAAGCCCAAACTTTGTAACTCGTTTAATGCTTCTTTGTCCTGTGACACATTAGTTTCTGTAAACTCAATCCCTTTAGCGGTTAACCAGTTCTTAACCATTTTACATTGCATGCATTTTTCTTTACTGAATACTTTTACAAATTTCATTTCTCATATCTCCTTTATTTTTAGTACTCTATGAGTATAACTTAGGGGTCAACAGATGTCAACCCTAAATTATTATCCTATATATTCTTTTAGTTTTGGTAAATCGTAACCTTTTGATTTGAAATCGTTATGGGCGTTTTCAAGGCGTTCTTTCCAATTATCACCAAACCAGTTTTTTAGTAGGTATTCTACTTCTTGAATATAGTACTCTTTGTCTACCTCATCAATCGTTATACCACTACCGCAAGCTTCATTTGAAATAGTATAAACTTTAGGCGCTCTTTGAATACCTAGCGTGTAACTATCGTCACCAACTTGTTCTGTGATTTCAACTTCTACCTCTTCTAGTTCATCATCTTCTAGCCAGTCTTCATCTAAATCAATATCGTCAATCGTTACGCCACGTTTTACTTTAAAAATCTGTAATGACTTGCTAGGGTCTTTGATTGCAAACGAACGGTTAACTTTTTGTGCTGGTTCTTCTGTTCCATCTGGATAACGCACAATGGTTTCGTCATAAGTATACCCAGTTTTAGAGATAATCTGGTATTGTCTTAGATCATTGTTGTTCATAATATATTCACGATAATCATGACCGCCTACAACGTAGTTTATAAAAGCATTACTGATAATCGCTTTGCTTATTTTCAAACCATGTGTAAGACCAATCCCGCCCTTGATTTTAACTTTATAATCATCTGCAATAGCTATATAATTATTGACGTCACGTTGATACATTGCAATAAAAATATCCTTGTCTAAGGTGTATCCAGTACGTTCACACCAGTCTTTGGCTTTGTTGTCAATACGTTCCTCGTCCTCTTCTGAAAATGGTAAATAATAATGGGCGTCTGTGTTTGATTGAAATACAGTTGCGTGTGGCTCAATCTTTTCTAACAAGTCAAACATAGCAACTTGTCCTACTAAACACACGAGTAATCTCATACGTGGGTCATACAATTTGTTAAACTCTGCACCCATTGCACCATACTTCGTGTTAAGTGGCAATTTAAAACCATTGATAAGTGTTTTAGTGGGTATTTGTACGCCATTTACGTCAATATATTCAGCGGTGTCATACTTAGCTTTCATACGCTTATCTAAGATATCATTATAGATGTCCTTGTCTGGCTCTGGAATATTTCTACTAAGCAACATAAACAGTACCATGGTGTTTGGATATAGAGAACCTACGTCACGTGCAATAAATCTACCAATATGAATAAAACTTTTAATTGCTCCATGAATACCACCAGAACCCAACTTTTCGTCAAGGTCACGCATTGGAATTGTTGCCTTAATTTCTGCATGTCCTTTTTTATTTTTAGCGAACGCATGACCTGTAAAAGCTTTTTTTACGTCTTCATTTTCTACTTGAATATTATCAGGTATAGACCATTCACAAAACTCGTCACCACGGTTTGGTGTTTTTTCAGCTTGTAAAATGATAGCTGTTAAGTTTGCGTTTGTTTCACCAATCGCCATTTTATCTAAATCATACAATGCACATAGAACCATCTTAGCTAGTAACATATCAATGTTTTGTTCAAACCGTAATTTAGTAGCTAGTACGTCATTTTTACAGTACCCTCTATTTTCAATCTTTTCCTTACTGGTTAACTCTCTATCAATATCAAAGTCAACCGTACTTTCTCTAATATCTACACCTAAAAAGCCTTGATGTTCCTTTAATGAAAACCCTCTATTATCCATATATAAGTCCATGGAAAACACTGGTGTTGTTTTAGTGTTGTATTGTTTCCATATATCACCAGTGTTATCAATGATTGACTTACTAATTGTGTATGGGTCTTTACCTTGTAATTGTCCACGCATTACATGATCATCATAGTGTTTGTTATTATAGCCTATAAATAAACAATCTCTATATTTTAGATAAAACTCTTTCAACTGGTCTGTATCATTTTCAATTATAAACCACTCACCAGTAAAGTAATCAAGAAATACATATAAGTTTAATCGTTTGAATACCTCAATATCATAAATGATGATAGATTGATAGTTGTTCGTTTCTGTAGGTACTCTATACGGGTCTTCATTGTCAAATAGTTCTAACTCGTCAATTACCTTGATATTTGAAAAGCCTTTAGATCCTGTGTGCATAACGTACCACGTTGTGCCAACTTCTACACCTTGTAACATAGCCATTTCAAGCTTGCGATTGTGCATAACGTATGTGGTGGCTTTACGTCCTGTACCTATCTCTTGCCATACGATTATATCCATGGGGTTACCAGCGTTACTTACAGTGTTAACCCTACTTAATACAATGACCTCTTTTTTACCATAAGCCATTGGCTGAAAACTCTTACTAGTACCTTTTAGTGTTTTCCATACTTCTAATAATTTTCTAGCTTTCTCTTTTGCTTTTGGAAATTCTGCAATATTTTTCATTCGTCACGTTCCTTTCATTATTTACTATTTGAGTATAACAAAAGGGCTGACAATCGTCAACCCCTTATAGTATAGTTTATTTTTTAGGTGCTTTACGTTTCTTCAATTCTAGGTAACCCTCGTCACTATCTGTCATAGGGTTTTCTTTGGCTTCTACCTTAACTACCACGCCAATTAAATCCTTTGCATTATCCCAGTTAACCAGTAATTTATCTTGAAATTCTTTTTGTTTTTTAATTTTCTTTGATTCAACTGGCAGATTAATTTGTTTAGATGGAATCCATTGTCCAAACCCAAAATTAACAAAGTAACGACCTTCTAATTTGTCACTCTTCTTACCTTCCTCATCTTCCTCATACAGTTCAACGATTACTCTACGTTGTGCGTCATAGTCTTGAATGTCTACGATTTCAGCGAAATATGTGAAACTAAACATATCAGGTAAAGGACGTAATAATTTTTGTACTTCCCAAAATGTTACTTTGTCCTCGTTCTTGAATAGTTCTAATTTACGACCAACAAGTTCTGTAAGTTCATCTTCCCCAAGTTCCTCAAAGCCTAAATACTCTTTTACTGTGGCATTAAACTTCTCTGATGTTTCTTCATTAGGTACAAATGCTTTCTTGTCACGGTCAAAGTCAGCGTTAAACAGTGCTAGTGTATATGCTTCTGTCATGTCTTCTGGTGCTAAAACTAATTCTAATACGTTACCGTCATATTCTGCGGTTAGTACTTCTAATTCAATTTTTTCGTTCATTATGTTACCGTCCTTTTGTTTTTTATTTATATTACATTAATTATCTTACCATATAAAACTTAATAGTACAAGCATTTTATAAAATAATTTTAAAATTAATTCCATTATTTTTTAACACGTCTAATGCTTGAGTATACTCTTTATCAGACTTGAACTCTAGTGTAGCTTTTTTAGCTTGTTCTTTCTTTGCTTGTGGCTTTTCAAAGCTTACTTTAGGTGTAGCCGTTTTCTTACGTTCTTCCTTTTCACGGTCTAACCGTTCGCCTTCTTTCACCATTTCTAAATACTGGTTTATAGCAACGTCCATATAGAACCCATTTGTCTTATATGACGTCAGAATTGCTCTACGAACACTCTTATCTGGAAATTGCTCTTTTAGTTTAGCGTATTCATTGTCAAATGTTTCAAACCATTCAATAATAGCACGTCTTTTTTTAATTTCACTTTCTGACTTATTGAGTGTTTTAGGATATTTACGTTTAAAACTTTCAAAGTCTAGCCAGCTGGGGGCGTTGTATTCTGTTTGATACTGATTAAACATTTCATTGAGTGCGATTTCTCGTTCTAGTGCTTGCTGTTCCTCAAACACGTTTACTTGCTCTTTAATGCTTTGTTCCCCCTCATCAAGATAATTTTTCAATTCTTTTACTTTTTCGTCCAATTCTTGATATGGAGTAAGTACTTCTTTCTTTACTCGTTTTCGTTCATTGTCTAATAGTGTAAAGTTTTTGCGTACTTCTGCAATCAATTTTTTATTTACTTGTATACTGTCTTCTGTTACCTCAATACTTTTCATACCATCAACCAACTTGAGAATATCCTCTTTGAGTTTCTCATATTCTGGAAATAATATTTTTGCTTGTTGTGCCACTTGGATTGTGTTTTGTGATAATTCAAACATTCTTTACCCCCTCTAACCATGTGTAATAGTCTTCTATTGATAAGTGTTTATAATGTGTTCCTTGTTTAGCATTCAACTTATCACGTTCACTATTAAGCTTTTTGATAAGTCCTTCTGGCGTTGCGTAAGTGCTAGAACTATGAAGCATTTCAACCATACCATTTTCAGCTAAATAGTTATCTCTAAACCATTCAAATTCTTGTATTGGTAAATGTCTAGCACTACCAGCGTCAAATAGGTCTTGTATGCTACTTCCTTTTAGTGAAACATAATACGTAAAAACATCTACGTGGTAATTACCTTCTAGCAATAAGTAATTAACTTTTAGATCATTCTCGTTTAAATAGTCTTGATAGTGAATAGTAGTACTTAAATCAGTAGCATATAGTAATAATTCACCATTTAGTTCAAATATCCACCCATGACACTGTACGCCATGTTCGTTAGGTAGTGCGGTTACTTTTAAGTCACCTAGGTAAAACGTCTGAAAATCGTCTACAATGACCTCTGGTGACATTAGATTTTTCTCTAGTGTAGCTTCATATACGTCTTGGTTTGTGATAATTGTTGTACGTGGGTGTTCTAATGTCAATCTATTATAAGCTGATTTGTTTAGGTGGTCTCCATGCCTATGACTAATGAACACAAATGAAGCTTCATTCATAGCCTTGGACAAGCGTTTATAAGGTATACCAACGTCAATCAGTATTTTATAGGGTTGTGTATCTACGGGCTTAACTGTGATTAATACGGCATTACCAGTAGAGCCAGTTGCTATGATGTCATACTCAAACATAGCTTTCACCCTTTTGAAAATAATATCCATTGTAACACTGTTCACCCTCAACTAATTCCCACAAATCACTTGTATGGATATTAAATAACACACACGCTTCACCATAAGTATATGAAGCAATAACTTCATTATCTTTATTCAAGACTAATACTTTTTTGTTTGCATATGAAATAGGTATAATATCAATCATATTACATGTTAAATCTAATTTTGTTGGTTGGTTATTTGAAATAGCATTATACATTGTGTTGTAACTTAAATTTAATTGGTATGCTAAGTCTGAAATAGAACCAACGTATAATTGACCTTGACTATTTACGCATGAATAAATAATGATGTTCCCAAAACCCGTTGTAAGAACTGGCTTATCTTTTAACGGCTTTAAGGATAGTTTTCGTACATTTATATCATCATTATCTAAGTACTGTCTAATCATCTTAAAATCACTTTCAGTACATTCAGGGTTTTTTAAAATTTTAATAGCTGATAGTCTAGCCATTTTCATAATTAAAGCGTTAGCTTTCATGTGTTCCCCCTTCCCCATACATGAAAGCTTTCAGTCGTTCAATATACTTTATAGCCTTGTCTAGGTCTTTTACTTTATTTTTATTTTCATAACGTGTTACATATTTCAAAATATTAATTTCATAAAATCCCTGTACCTGTTCTTTTGAGTACATTTTTTCGATATGTTCAAATAATTGTTTACCATCTGCTAACTCATACCGTACTGTATTTTCTAATTCTTCTACTTCTGTTACTAATTCAAAACGTGTAGCGCTAAAAGGCATGCATGGTACTTCTGCTAGTTCTACCATTAGGTCATTGAATTCATTTTCGTACATTGAATTAACGGTATACGTGTGATGTGTTACTAGTCTATGTTGACCGTTGCTGTTTAAACATCTTACTTTATCGCCTTTATTCCATGGTGTCATTTTGTGTACCTCCACTAATATTTTCCACAAGTGCCGTTAAGCTATCATTTAAAATTTGTGTGTATTCATCAATAGAAATTTCATTTCCTTGTAAAACTTGATAGGATAACGCAATAACTAAATTCATTAGTGCTTTACCAGCTTCATCTGTCATACCTTCTTTATATTTAAGTGTTACGTCATGATTATCTTCTACAGTTACCACTAACACTGGTTCTTTTGGTGGTTCTTTCTTTTTACGAGTAAATAATTTCATCTAAATCCCTCCTATAAGTACAAGTATAATTGATGTTATTATACTTGTCAATCACTTTCTAACCTTTTTCTAACGTCTTCTAGTCTACGCTGTTCTGTTCGTAACATTGAGTTATATATTAAGTTAAACTCATCTGTGTCAAGTGGTGGATTGCATGCCGTTCTATTGATTACCTTAGCTATATCATACACATAATTATAGTCCATTCCACTGGCGAACAATCTACCAACCATAGAAGTAAGATAGATATTTCTACCACCCTCCCCAGCGCCATTATACCAACGAGTAAGGAACTCACCTAGTTTGTTTACACGTTCTAATGTGATACCGTTTTCTTTGATAGGGTCTAGTACTGTGTTGTAAGCGTCCATAAACTCGATTTTAGAAGCTTTAACGCTTGTTTGATTAATGTACCACGCTAACCGTTTAACCGCCTGTAACGTCACGCCACTGGTTACCATCTTATTTATAATTGCTATGTTAAAGTTATTTACTGATTCTTTCATACCAGTACCCCACAAATTGCATAAAGCGCCTAACTGATTTAGTGTACGTGGCTTGTTTAGTCGTGGGTCAATGTTCTTCATATAGATTTCTAGTAGCCAGTCAGGGGCGTAGGCTATGAATGATGGTGAACTATTATTGATTGCTACATAATCACCATAAACATGTGTGCCTTCTTCATCATAATAGTCTAAATGACTACTTTCAGCTACTACGTATTGATTATTGTTTCTAAAGTCAATCTGTGGGTAATCTTCTAAACTAGGGTGAAATCTTGTACCATACCAACGTTTAGGTAATCTCAAGTAAATATGCTTACCACCTGTAGGTGTCGCCACTGTATATGTTTCTGGCAATGTTTCGTTTAATTGATCGAGTAAATTATTTAAAACTTGTTCACCTGTACGTTGATTTTCTGCATGGTTATCTAAGTCTAACACTACGATACCACTTAATTCACCACAGATAACGCCTATGTTTCCGTCATGTTTTAAGATGTCTTTTATAGGTTGTCCTGTAAATGACCCCCCATATGCTGGCTTTTTCATATCCTTAACCAGTGTATGCAATTTGATTTTTTCGCTATATAGCTTAGTGATAATTGATTTTTCCACGCTGTTTCCTCCTAAATTATCTTACACTAAGTATAAAAAAGCCCTTAACAAAAGTCAAGGACTTTTTTATTATCCTATTAATTTTAACATTTCAGCATGATATGCTTTAGCGTCTTTACTGTTAGGCGTTCGTGTTTCGTCAATAATGATTTTCCAATCTTGTATCAAATCATGTCTATGTGTTACTGTCACAAACTCACATGTATCTTCGTTGTATCTAGTAAATACCAAATATCTAATATTACCATGATAAACTTCTGTTTCAATCTGCATAGCGTTCACCCTCAACCTGACATGGTAAAACCTCATCAAAACTAACGGCAACGTCTGGCTCTGTTAGTGTTTGAATTACCATAGAATATGGGTCATTCTCTTTTCTCTCTATTGGTGTAAATACTCTAGTGATAATTCCTAGTGTATCTTTGGGTAG